GTGCTCTTCCGATCTAACGAACGAACGATTCCGTATGCTTACAGAGTAGCAGACCTTGTCGGAATGGACAGACGAAGAAACAAAGACGACGAACAATACAAAAATTTGAAAACGGGGAATATCCCTAACATTACAAGCAGAACAAAGATGTTGCTAGGCGTTTATCCTCATAGAGAGAATGGTGTTGAAACAGAGGAATATTCTAATATGTACGACAGGAGCAAATATTTGTTTATGCTTGGAGCAAAATTTGATATTGGAAGTCAATGCTGTTCGCTAATGAAAAAAGAACCAGTTCACGCATATTTCAGAAAAACCGGCAGAAAGCCTATAACTGCACAGATGGCTTCCGAAAGCAAATTGCGTACACAGAAATGGTTACAAAATGGTTGTAACGGATTTGATTTAAAAATTCCAACAAGTAATCCCATGTCATTTTGGACAGAACAGGATGTGTTGCTTTACATTAAAGAAAATAATCTGCCAATATGTTCAGTTTATGGCGAAGTAGTTACAGATTACGAATCTATGGGGCAATGTGAAAATCAGATGTCATTTGCTGATTTTGGAATTTCTGAAAATGAAAGACCATTACTGAAAACTACAGGCTGTCAAAGAACAGGCTGTGTACTATGCGGATTCGGTTGCCACTTAGAGAAAGAAAGCAGATTTTTAAGACTGAAAGAAACACATCCCAAATTCCATAATCTGCTTTACATCTTGAAAAACAATGGCGTTACCTATGCCGAAGCTATTGATTGGGTAAATGAACATGGTGGATTTAATATTAAATACTAAAAACTAAGAAAGGAGCAAATGAAATGTTAAAAAGACAATATCCAATAATGATGGGTTTGGGAACAAAGATTTTAACCGCATATCATCATCCAAATTTTAAGAATGGTTTGATGTTTGCAATCTTGGACAGTAAGAAAAAATTTCCAAGAGGTCACAATGTAAGCAACGATGAATTAAAGCAGGCAATGTCTACGGTCAGAGCAGAAATATATTTTAGTGATATTGATACACTTGACGGATTTATCAAGCATCTAAAATATGAGCGAGATTTGTGGGCGAAAAAGATTGAGAAGAAAATGAAATATAGCGATGTGTTGAAAGAAGCACAATCTCTTGTTTCAGAAACCATAGTTGATTATAGACCGGCTTGTGGATTATATATTGATGGAATGGATGATTGCGAGCAAATTCCTAACGCAATAGTTTGTTGGACAAAAAACGGTTCAAAATTTATATACATCAAGAAAGGAGACTGTAATGAAAAGATTAACTAATAGCAACAAAGAAATACCTACATTGATTGATAATGCTGAATACTGGCGGAAAGTGTATTTTAAATTAAAAGAGTATGAGGACTTAGAGAAACAAGGCAGACTTCTTAAATTGCCACTTGCTGATGATAAAGTAGAACACAGAGAATGTGTTCATACTAAAGCAACTTGTCACCACGAAGAGTGTAAGTGTTCTGAATGTCCATTGACAGAGTTATTTTTGGTGTTACGAAGAGGCTTATGCAAGTAGATGTCTTGCTGGCATTGAATTAGGGAAATCCGAAGCCGAAGCAAAACTGAAAGAATTGAGGTGTAACAATGATTGATTGTAATATTTGCAAGCATAAAGAAGATTATTGCATAGGATGCAAACATGGAGAGTTGTTCGAGAGAGCAAATGTATCAGAGCCTAAAAAAATATCATTTAGTAACGAAAAGGAATATTGCGGACATTGTGGTTATTTGTGTGACTACGCAAGAGGATATAAAAAGTTTTATTGTATTAGGTGCGGCGGACTTAATTTAAGAAATTGGAAGAATTGAGAGGTGGAGAATGAGTGCAGTAATGAATTTGGAAGGAGCGAAAATCGTAGCAGATAAAATGACATACGCTGATGCCGTTTGTAATGCTTTGGGTTCAAAATGCGTTCCATATAGGAAGGCAACAAAAATCAAACTTAAAGAATTGATTGAAATTGCCAAAAGTGTTGACGAAGCAAAAGCCAAAGGCTGTGATGAAATTAGTACAGCATTATATTACGATGGCTTTAATGACGGTTACAGTAAAGCACTTGATAATCTGCTGAAACTAGTAATCAGCAAGTATGATGATGGATTGTCACTTGAAGAATTGGCAGAAGAGATTGAACGGCAAAAGGAGGTGGAGAAGAATGAAAAATAAAAGCAAATTCACATATCCAAAATGCCCTTACTGTAAAAGTGAATATACCGAAAAACTCGGAAGTATGAAATACGGTTTGATGAAGTTGGCAACAGAGGGTTGGTGTGAAAATATCACTGCTAAGTGCGAAAAATGTGGAGAAAAATTTAATGTAAGAGTCCACATTACATATTATGGTTCAAAGTTAAAGAGAGGTGGAGAAAATGACTAAGAAAGAATTATATACTTGTGATATTTGCCATACCGATTATCGTGAAAAGGCAGATGCTTTAAAGTGCGAAAAAGAACATCTCAAATGCGTTAAAATCACAGACGCTAGATATAATGCACATTTCAATTTACCATGCAAAATCGAAGTGGAGTTTTCAGATGGGACAAAACATTGGTATAGACAATAAAGAATTGAGAGGTGCTGAATGAATCGTAAGAAACGCTATGGTGTCTGGAACACCAAAAAGAAAGAATTTCAATTTGGTATCTGCGAACCAAGCAAAACAAAAGCAAGAAAGAAATTATTTGAAAAGATTGGAAAGGATGACTATAAGTATAGATTTCAAATCAAAGAATTGAAACTAGGCAATCCAAAGGCTGAAAAGTTGCTGATTATACAAATTGGAGGTGATAACATGACTAACGCAGAAAGAATCAGGAATATGTCGGATGAAGAGTTGGCGAAGTTTATACAGAAAATAAAAAACACTTGTTTTGTAGATTTTATAGGATATGCAAATAAAGACTGTGAGAAAGATAAAATTTCTTGTAAAGATTGTCAAGCAAAAGCACCAACAATACTTGAATGGCTTCAATCAGAAGCAGATAGGAGGAAATATGAGCAATAATTTAGAATTTATGAAAGAGCATAATTGTAAACATCTAAAAAACTGTAAGTTTGCTAGTGTTGTGAAATATCAGTATTCGGATGATAAAAAAGGATGGTATATACAATTTGGAAATGTGCTTCATGGTATAAAATATTGTCCTTATTGCGGTATGAGATTGGAGGAAGAAAATGGAAGATAGATATTTATTCAAGGCAAAGAGACTTGACAACGGAGAATGGGAAATTGGAAGTTTAATAATACTTCCAAATGGAGAATGTGAGATTTGGAACAGATGCAATAATCCACCTGATAGTGACCCTATGTGGCGCAGATGTGTAATTACACACAAAGTAGAACCATCCACCATCTGTCAATGCACAGGAAAAAGAGATAAGCACAATAACCTTATTTTTGAAAATGACCTTATGGATGGTTTTAGTTATCCGTATCTTTCTGGATTGGATTCAGAACATGATTACTTTGCAGAGGTTTGTTGGTGTGATGATTTTGCAGGATTTGGAATATGCACACACAAATACAAAAATTCGGATGTTCGTGGTTCAGCGGATGGAGAGGTTGATTTACTGGAAGATTTTGATTCCAGTAAATGGGAAATTATCGGCAACAAATTTGACAATAAGGAATTGTTAGAAAGCGAGGAATGATTATGAAGAAATTAGTTTTGACATTTTTATTAGCAGTAGCAGTTTTAACAGTAAGCGGTTGTTCTGATGGAATGGACGAAGAACCACATGCAGGTACATCAAAAATGTTTACAAAAGTAGAAACTTGCGGTTCTTTTGATATTATGTACGACAAAGATACAAAAGTCATGTATACCGTAAGCTCATCAGGTTACCCTTATGGAAATGTAACACTGCTTGTAAATTCCGATGGAACACCAAAGATTTGGAAAGGACGGTGAAAAAATGAAAGACTTGTTTGAAGATATGAGAAAAAATAAAAATAACGGTTGGATTAAATGCAAATTTAGATTACCAGAAAAAGGAAAAAAGTGTTTGATAATGGTTGAATATAATGGTGTCTTAGGAATGTATGGTACATATGAGAGAAAAGGTTATATTGGAAATGACGGAAAGTGGCATGGAAGAGGTACAGGCCTTGGTACTGTTCTTGCTTGGAAACATCTTCCTAAACCATATAAGGAGAGTGAGTAAGAATGAGACTGATTGAAGCAGATACATTAGTTAAGGATTTATTGGAACAAATACCTTTAGCAGAAAATGTGACAATATTTAAAGATATTATTGAAAGCCAGTCGACCGCTTATGATGTGGATAAGGTTTTGAAACAGTTGGAAGATGAAAAAAGTCATATATCTCTATTGGATGATGAATTAGAAGTATATAAATCTGCAATTGATGATGCAATTGAAATTGTAAAAGCAGGTGGCATGAATAATAATTCAAAAACAAGTGACTAAGTAAAAATACTAGAAAGGACGGATAACATGGCAGTAAACAAAAGAGCAGCAATGCGGAGAGAAAAACGTGTGCAGGAGAAATTGACCGGCGGTAAGCCAACACAAACAAAACTTATGGCAAGGGCATACATAACTGGTAAGAATGAGGGATTTGAACTTGCTACCGGGATTATGTTTCTTGCACTTTGCGAAGAATTTGGATTTGGAAACAAAAGAATCAATCGGCTTATTGAACGTATATCCGATGAATCATTAAAGATGGATGAAGACCCAACAAAGTTTAATGTTGATTGGTACATAGAGAAAGTAAGAGAGAAATGCGGTGTCCGAATCCTTAAATCAGATGAGGATGAGTGAGGTGTTTGTTTGAGCAATATCTATCAAAAACGATTGTACGATAGAAGAAAGCAGAACGGACTTTGCATTGATTGTGGAAAGCCGCTAGACAGAGATGGTGTACGATGTATAAGTTGTCGTGGTAAAAAGTCGGAGAACGAAAGAAGAAATAAACAATGCTATAAAGAAGTTGGCATATGCCCTATTTGCAGAAAGGTTCCAATCGGCAGTAGTGAATCATCATGCCCGGAATGCCGTGCAAATGAATCAATACAATGCAATAATCGAAGAAATAAAAGTGAAGAAGCACGAAAGAGATATAACCAAGAACACAAGGAATGGTCGAAACTTACATATAAGCAGGACGTAGAAAAAGGTATTTGTCCACGGTGCCGTAAGCGAAAAGCCGATTCCGGGTACTTGACTTGTGGAATATGCAGGGAGAAAAGCAGAAATAGTCAGAGAGCAAAGGCTAGCACGAAAAAGAAAACATGGATTGAAAACGGCTTGTGTTGCTTTTGCGGTGGAAAAGTAAAAGATGGATACAAGGTATGCGAAAAGCACTATCAGATGAATATGGAAAAAGCACGCTCACAAAAAGCTAAAGAAGCAAGAAGAGAATTACAAGAGAGCGGAATATTATATTAAAAAGGAGCAATAGACCATGGAAAGATTATCAGAAGAACAGTATAGAGAAGTAATTGCGGAAATCAAACATAGTGAACTTCCGAGGAAAACGCAGGAGTTTTTGATTGCGTTGGTTGACGAAGCCAATAAACCAAACAAAAAATTATAGGAAAGGAAAAGGCTTATGAGATTAGGAAAGTATTTATCCTCATTGACTAAGCCGGAACTTGATGAAATTGAAAAAATTTGCAATTTCACCGAAGATGAAGAACAAATATTCAAATGCATATCAAAAGGCTATACATTAAGACAAATAGAGATGAACTGCAATATGTCGGAATCAACCGTCATAAGAAGAGTATCAAGGATTGATTGGAAAATAAATAAGGCAAAGGAGATGATAAAAGTGAAAAAGGAAATTCCAGTATGTGAAAAGTATAACCTTACTATTGAAGAAGCATCTGCTTATTTTAATATTGGAAAGGATAGAATGAGGGAAATTGTGAACGAAAACAGAAATGAACTTGTTCTTGTTATAGGAAGAAAAAACCTTATAAAAAGGAAAAAGATGGAAGAGTATCTTGACAGGACAATGGTTTTGTAACTTCCTATTAGTACCTATTATTTGCTATAGAGCGTTGTTAGTGATATAATTATCCTTTAACAATGCTCTTTTCTTTAAGAAAGGAGAATGTGTATGCCAAGCAGAAAAGATAACAAAGGAAGAGTATTAGAGAAAGGAGAAAGCCAAAGAACTGACGGTACTTATATGTACCGATGGACTGATTTATCAAAGAAACGTCAAACAATATATGCCAGAACATTAAATGAACTACGACAAAAAGAGTTACAAGTAACAAAAACAGAAATAATATCTGGTGTTTCTTGGGAAAGTAACAAAATAACAGTCCGGGAACTGATAGACAGGTATTTATCGTTAAAAAAAGTCCGCATAACAACAGAACAGAAGTATAGATACCTAATAAATATGCTTGACAAGATACAGATATTGGATATTCCAATCAAAGATATAAAAACATCGTTGGCAAAGCGATATATGATTACCTTAAGCAATATAGGGTATTCGTATGGAACGGTTCAAAATGCAAAAACACTTTTGAAACCGGCTTTTCAAATGGCAGTTGAGGATGATTATATAGTCAAAAATCCATTTCTATTCACTTTATCAAACATAATCGAAAACGATTCAAAGCAAAGATTTTCGATGAGTGAAGAAGAGGAAAATTATTATATTGAATTTATTTCCAATCATGGATGGTTTCGGCATATCTATGATGATGTGGTGATTCTTTTGAATACTGGAATGAGGGTAAGTGAATTATATGGACTTACATTTAAGGATGTGGACCTCAAAAACAGAAGAATAAATGTAAATAAGCAATTGCACAGAATTGGTGGAAAATACGTTATTCTTCCACCAAAGTCAAAAGCAGGGAACCGTATACTTGCCATGAATGACGAAACAAGAAAAGCATTTATGCACAAAAGGACAGAAGTTAGACCTAAAGTCGAATATGCGATTGACGGATATACTGGATTTGTTTTTATAAACCACTTGGGTTTTCCAAAAACAAGAAGAAATTTAGAGAGCTCAATGAGAGAAGTCCGAAAAAAGCATATTGAACTTGGTCTTGGAGAGTTGCCGCAAATAACACCTCATGTGTTAAGACATACATTCTGTAGCCGCATGGTTGAAAAAGGTATGAATGTAAAAACATTGCAATTAGTAATGGGACATTCAGATATTTCTACGACATTAGATGTGTATACCCATAAGAAACCGGATGATGTTGCGAAAGAAATGGAACAATATATTGCTATGTAA